AATTTTACCTGCTTCACCTTTTTTAGGTTTATCACCTTTTTGCATTGACTTTACAACACCAAAAAATCTTTGTTGAGCTTTTGATGATGCTGGCATTAGAGTAATTTACTTAAAATTTTGTCGTATGATTTTTTAAAAGTAACTATGTTTTTTTTGTAAGCATCAAGTAAATTTGAAGCTTCTTTATCTAAACCTTTTTTTCTTAATTTATCATAAAAATCTAATATAGATTTACCATATAATTTATATGATTTATCAATATTCTTTATATCTTTTTTATATTCAAAAGCAGGGCCTTCATTAATAGAATCTTTTTTATATCCAAATTCATCTTTTATAGAATTTAAAACTTCATTAACTTTGGGTTTGGATTCTTTCTTAGTAACTTTCTTTGTATCACCATATCCCATTAATTTTTTATAATCCATTCTATTCTCCTCTGAATATATCGTTGATTATGTTTTCAATCTTACAATCGTGACAACACACACCATCTCTTGTTCCAACACCTTCATTTAATTTTCCTTCATTTGTTGGTGATAAGAATGCTCCATGTGTAGATGGATTTGATACGAAATCAAATGCGATAAGTTCAAAATCTGGTTGAACTTCTACTGAATCATCTTCGTTCATTTCTTTAACTGAACCTAATCCTCTTGATGATATACCTAATTTGATTCCTGATTTAAATAATTCTTTTAAGATGTTTCCAGCTGGTGTTCCAAGAACTTCAACAGTTCCTTCTAAATCATCACCACTCCAATGCATTTCAAGTATGTTATGAGACACATTGTTTAAATTTACCACAGACGAGTCAGGATGGTCTAATTCACCAAGAGCTCTTCTTTCCTTAATCTGAACCTCTGCGTATTTCTTAGCCTCTCTCACCAAAGTTTCTCTTGGGTAGACTCTACCATTTTGATTTTTAGCTTCTGCTCTTTGTAATACACCTTTAACAACCAATCTTCCTCCATTATTTTTCATAGACTCATTGATTTGTTGAGGAGAAACCTCAAATGGTATATAATCTACTATTACTTCTTTCATTAGAATCCTCCTGTAGCTAGTCCACTTTTATATACAAATGTTATACTATCAGCATCTGCTGCACTTCCACTCCAAGCACTTGGATGAATATGTAATTTTGTTCCAACAGTTAACTCGTCACCCATAGTTATATAATTTGTTTTATTTATTTTTCCAGCAGCACCTAAATCTGAAAATGAACCAGAAGATCCAAAGAAAAATCCACAAGGTGTTGTCATCAATGTGTTAACTAAAACATAACTTGGTGTTTTAGTTAATTCACAATGAGCTGGATTTACCGCCTTATCATATCTATTCTCACCTTGAATATCAGGTATCTGTTTTGATGTATCATTGGGGTCTTGTTTATATAATGGCATTTATTATCTCCTATTTCCAAGCTGTTCGTTTAAGCCATATATCTCTTAATATATCACCAACGACATTTCTTATTAATTTTGTTATTACTTTAAAATCTTTTTCATCAACAGATTCTTTTACAAACTTGTATCCAGTTTGTTTTTCTAAACTTTTTTTCTTCTTCTTTTTCATCTTACCAAAAGCTTTTGGTGTGGAATATCCAGCTACATTACCTGTAGTGGTTATTTCTTCTAAACTTTCTTCGTCTAAAAGTTCAAGTGTTAGTTCTTTAACTAACTCTTTAAATAACTTTCTGTTTTTTATTTCCACTTTTTTTCACTTCCTTTACAAGTTCTAAATATCTCATTGTTTGAATCACATACTCATCTTTAACAACATCTGTTTTATCATCAATACCACAGAATTTATTAATAGATTTTATAGCTTCATTCATTTTAATTTTTACAACTTTATCTTGTAAGTTTTTAGAATGTGTTGTTAAATCTTTTTTTAATTCCTTCACAATATTTTTTAAAGTGTCTTTTAGTGAATTAGTATTCGATACATTGTTAATATACTCTCTAAGTAGATTTTTTTGGTCTTTACTTAATTTTGTATATTTTTGATTAAACTTTTCTAAAAGAGTTTTATATGTAAGGATTCTTAAATCTTCATCATCTGGTAAAGTATGAACAGTTTCTGATAACTTAATAGATTTGTCAGCTGTTGTTATATGTTCCACAATATTAAAATGTGATTCAGTTTTTTGGTCAGGTGACAAGGATTTGTCATATTCAAATAATGTAAAGATAGATGCGTAAGTTTTATAGTGTGGAACTTTTGAAGACATAAACTTTTGAAGATTGTAGTTAGATTGAATCTCTTTTATAAGATTGTATCTTTCTCTTCGTAATGTAGAATTATTCAAGTCATCTCTCGCTTTCATAACTTCATTAATAAAGTAGTCAGCCTTACTATCAGACTTAAATTTCTTTGTTATTAAAATATTATACAGAGCAAGTTCTTTACCTAACTCTGTGTTTTCGTTAAACTTTTCTTTAACGATTTTTACCGCCTGTCCATTGTCTTTATTTAATACATCAGATGTAATCTGTCTAAGTAAAAATTCAAACAATAATCCAGTATTACGGATTTTATTATGCTTTACTTTACGCATGTTCGAGTCTCCATTTCGTTTGGATACTATATATGTAATTATTCATATATAAATATAAACTTTTTATTAAATATAGTAAATTATTCTTCTTCATCTAAAATTATTTCTTCATTTAACATTGATTTATCTAAATCTTTTCCAAACTTATCTTTAAGTGAATTTAGTAAACCTTCTCGTGCAACTATTGTTCCACCCTTTGATGTAGCCAATGGAGAACCACCTTTAAACTCTCGTTTACCATATCGTTCTCTTTCATACTTCGTTGCATCTTTTATATCTTTGGCTGAGTATTCATTACCAAATTCTTTTTTACCAGTTCCACTTCTTCTATCACCACCATGTTCACCACCTTGTTCTTCCATATCATCAGTTGGTTCTGTTCCTTCTTCGGCTGGGTCTGTTCCTTCGGTTTCAATTTGTTCCATTCTAAATGCTTGTTTTCTATCTTCAATCACACCATCGAAAACATCCACTTTTTCTTGGTCGTTTAATTCAAAGATATTATCATATATCCATTGTCTTGAAAATAATTTGTTTTCAATTAAGTCATTAGCAATATCTTTTTTCTGTGTTAATAATTCTAATTTTTCTTGTTGATGTATCATTGATGGATTTGTTAATTCTAAATCAAAATTAATCAACTCAGCATCTTCAAACCCCTGTGTATACAAATGAACAATAGCAATCTTCTCTAATTCAGCACATATAATTTTTTGTAGTCTTTCAATCGTTCTTGCAAATCTCACATCTTCAGCAGCCAATGTAGCTTTACTTCCAACATTCTCATCGTATCCAAGAAATGCTTTTGGAACTTTTAAAGCTGCCATCATTTTGTTTTTTAAATATTCGACATCATCAATAGCACCTTCATTTGTTAAACCAGTTAAAGTATCAATTGATGTTCCGCTATCACCACCACGAACAGGTAAGAAATAATCTTCTGTAATAGATTCCATATTATACTTTAAATTATAATCACCAGTAGCTTGGTCAATAACAGGTGTCTTTTTCATTTTACCAATGATTTGTTGCATAAAGTTATCAACTTCATTTGGAGGTATGTTACCAATGTCAACTTTAAATACTCTTTTCTCTGGTGCTCTCATCATTCTATGAATCAACATAGCATCTTCCATAAGAGTTAATTGTTTAAATACTCTTCTTGCACCCTCTAACATTGATTTACCATAAGGTAAGTAGTTTGTATCAGCTAAATTTCTAAAATGAGCAATTTCATAGTTTTCGTACATTTTTCCAGGTCCAGAACTTCTTTTCATTTCATTATACTCGTCCAATTGAAACTGAACAAGTTTTGGGTTACTTGGGTCATGTCCTTCTAATCTATTCACTTCATATACTGAAAGAGGTTTTACATTTACAATACCATACTTATCTAATATATCCAAATGTAAATAAAAATCTCCATATTTAGTCATATTACGAATATAAGACCATAAATTGAACTCTATGTTCATTATATCATAAAACAAGTTATGTAATATCTTAGCAACCTTTGGATTATCAGTTTTAATCTTTAAAATTCTATTTTCAACATTATCAACCGTAGATTCATCACAATAAATATCTAATGCTGATGATATGATTGGGTCTGAATCCATTAATTCATAATCTCTAAATAATTCTTTACGGGCTACATCATATGCACTTGCATTTTGTTTAGCTGCGTAAGATGTCATACCATGTCCACCTGAATTTATTCTATTATATCTATCAATAAAATTAGATGTTAAAGCTGTCTGAGTAAAATCTACATCTTTTACTTTAACTTGCCCACCTTCTGTTTTTCTTAGTACAATACTATTCTGAAATAGTTTACCAAGTCTTTGTAATATATTTTCGTCTGCCATTTTTTACCTCTTATTTAATTAACCAAGTTAAATCTTCTTTTTCATCACCAAAGTCCATTTCATATGGATTTTTAGATGGTTGTCCAGTAGAACCTACACTAAAACCTGCTGCGTGTTCCGATTTGTTTCCATTTGACTTCAACATTGAGTTCATTGTTGCCCATTGTTGGTCATTTTTGTCTTTCTGTAGTCTAAGAGCTGTATCTCTAACCCAAAGTGCTATTGAATAAGACATAACTAAGTCGTCATTGTAACCTTGCATTGCTT